AGGGCTTTCCGTCTTGCTCTCATCCTGCTTTAGGTGGGACGTCTGACCGGAGATCTTCCGCATCAGGTCCGTGGTGTCCATCGACTGTGCCATCCCCGCAGCAATGGTCTGATACTGCCCGCGCTCTTTGGCGGCGTTGGCTTCTGCTATCTTCGGGTCAGTCCACTGATCAGGTACGACCTTCGCACTGTTCGACTCCGCTGCGGTCTTAGCCATGTAGAGAGCGTTACGTTGCTGGTCACCCTTGTCCGCTCCTGGGATGAGAGACTTCCCAAGTTCGATCTCTTCCATGTTCTTCTTGAGGTCATCAACTATCTTCTTTGGACCTACATCGTAGGTTGCCCCAAGCAACCAATCAAGCTTCCCCGGAGCCTCACCGGCAAGCCCTGCGGCTATCTGCTTGATGTTTGCATCCAGCTTTTCGCTCAGCTTGTCAGACTCTTCGATTGCTTCGTCTATAGCATCCTTGATGCCGTTGTGGGGCTTGTGCTCAATCTTGTCGATGGACCGCTGAAGGCCCTCACTCTGCACCCGCAGACTGTCGTTCGTGTGCTCCATGGATGTGACCAGGCCGTTGTACATCTCCCGGTGCTTTGCCGCCGCCTCTTCGGACTTGTGCACCATCTCAACGATCTTGTTGCCGACCTCATATATGGTTTTCGCTAGGGCGAAGACTACGACCGCATCGAAAGCAGCGGTCATGGCCGTGCTCAATCCCGGTAGCTTCGAGATGATGCCCTGCAACCCACGCGGGATTCCAAGGCCCAGTTCTTCCGACAGCAAGCGAACAGACTCCCGGCTCTGGTTCATCTCTTCGCGCATCTGCGCGGTCATCTGCCTAGTCGTAGCTTCGGCGTCGCGACATGCCGTCTTGAACTGTGCAAGTTCAAGCTCCATCGAAACCGATACGCCCGCTACTCTTTTACCGTTTGCCATCTGTTACTCCTGTGGAATAGGTACGCCGGGGCGCACTGCGATGACAGCGAACTTGACCGCGAACTCTTCGGCGACCTCATCATCGGAAGGTTCTTTGACCTTGCGTCCGAGCATGAAATCGCTGGCAGAAAGCGGTGGTGTCGGATGCGCCATTGAGAAGTTGGCGGTGACGCTGGCAATCATCCCCGTCAGATAGTTGGTTCTGTCGAGAGCCTGCTTGTGGCGGCGAAGTAAGGCCGATAACTGACGCGGTGTTAAGGACCAGAATTCAGCGTCGGTTAGGTGCAGATCGTAACGGGCTGAACTCCACAATCCCATCCATCGCTGCGCGGAAGTTAGCTCTGATCCGGCTTGGGGTTTTCGTCGTCTTCTGCCTCAGGGTCGGGTTCAGCCATGCCAGCAGACCACGCAGAAAGGACTGAGCCCCACACGGAACTAAGGTTCTTGCGGTTGATGAGGAGCTTCGCTTCTGCGAAGGTGACATCGGGGTGATTCGCGTGGATGCACGCGAACAGCATGGCGCGAACAAGATTGATGGATGGGCTGTTGATGTCCTTGCTACGTAGGCCGGTCAGCAGGCTGCGGTCGCTCAACTCCTCAGCGAGTGCGATGGATTCGAAGTCGAACAGTAACTCAAAGGTCTGCTTGCCGATGACAAGGGTGGTTGATGGTGCAACGGGATTGTGTTTCATATCGCTAACTTCCGGTCAATACGGTCATGACAGAATCCAGCTTGAGGCTGATCTTCACGGTGATGGCCTTGCCCGCGTCGATGTTCGATGGAACCGGGTTCTTCTGGACATACGCATTGAAGGCGTATACGTTGCCTGTAACTGACTGACCGGCGATAGGCTTCAACTGAATCTGGAATGCGTTCGCTATGCCGGTTGTGAAGGCCGTTTGAAGGGCAATGATGCCGGGGTCTGATGGCAGGAAGATACCGGTTGCGGTGAACTCGCCGGGGTCTACCAGAGTCGCAAGCGACTCCTTCAACACACCAATGCCAACGGCGGGACTACCCGTATTGGTGATGTCATCGAACGACCAGCTTTGCTCAGGAACGGTGAATTCCTTCAGTTGCATAATCGCGATTCCAGTTGGTGTGCTGGCCGGTGCAAGAGTGAAAGCGACGGGTGGCTGTGTCGGTGCGGCTGCTGGTGCTGCGAGAGTGGCTGGTGTTGCAGAGATGACGAGATAACTTCCCGCACCAGTTCCGGACTTGGTTGCTGTGGACATAACGTATCACCCTTTCGTGGTGGGGTTAGTGTCTAGCCTTCGACGTAAGTCAGTAGGACGGAGACATTGGTTGAGGACAACAACGCATCGGACTGATAAACGTCCGTGACATTGACGACTTCGGCGAACCAAACTTGCGGCCCGCTTGGGAGAGTACCCATATAGCCGCTGAACGCCTCTTTAATGGTCAGCGCAAGGTTATGAGCAGTGATGTAGCTTCCCGGTCCAAACGACGCCAGACAGCTAAACAGGATGCGGGCGTGAGCCATGCCGATGGGACCAGCTAAGTCGTAGTCAGTGACATCGGAAACAACCTGATAGGCGATGCAGGGAAAGAGACTTGCTTGAACTGGCGCGGGTATCGGCTGTATAGAATTGCCGCCCGCAATGATGGCCGTGACAGAGGACTGCGAGAGCAGATAGGCAACGATTCCGGAGATAAGCGACATTTAATCGTCCTAACTGTTCCACGCTTCGAGGTCCGCAGCGCCGTAACTGTCGTCAGCGCCCGATGAGGTCTCGCTCGTGAGGTCTTCCTCAAGCGAACCGGCCAGACTGGATATCATCGCGTCTACCGCAGAGCTAATCGAGCTATCGAATGCCCGCAGCATGAAAGGGTTCGCGTCGATATGTTTTGTGACCTTGCCGCCCTTGCGCTTGCGTCCGCCCTCGACGTGATCGAAGCCGTTCTCAATCCACCATGCAACGTGTGCGGTATCCCTTGACGGGCCGACCCGCACGATAGGATCGTCTTTGGTTCCGACCGTAACTTGAACGGACAAATCAGCCTTGAGGATGCCCGGTGGTAGTGCATCTGAGCCGGGTGTCGGCGCGTCAGTGCGCTGCGGAGCCTCTGCAACCATGGCCTCTTGAATTACATCGCCGCCCGCTTGCAGCGCCTGACGAACAGCGCGGCGGGCGACACGTTGAGGCATGGCTTTCAACAAGGCTTCGAACTTGGTTGTATCGATCTTGAGTGAGAGCCCGTCAGCCATGTTATGAACTCGCTATGTCTACGCCGACGCAGGCGAGAACCAGAACACGATGACGGCGCTGGATGTCGTCCACGTCTTGAACTAAATACAGTTCATCGCCCCATACAATCTGAAAGCCCGGAGCTATCAAGACGGATGGGTAACGAATGGTTATGCAATCAGTAGCGTTCGCGGCCAGTGTGGAGTTCTGAAAGCTCCACTTGAAAGTCAGGCTGGCTGTGGACTCGATCTTTGCTCGTGTGTTCAGTACCGCCGTCCATGTGGAACCAATCTGGCCCGATGCGTCACGAGTCGAACTGGGAGCATTGATGGTGATAGCGTGTTTGAGTTCGCCGGGTTGAATTACGCAGGGGTCTTGCATGAGTTAACCCTCCGCGTAGAAGCTGTCAAAGGTCTCACCGAGGAGAAGGGCGTCAACAGCGAACTCAAGAGGCCGAGGGGGGTTCACAACGGCTGCATCGCGATTGTTATACCAATAACTGATGAGCAACAGCATGGCCTGAATGATGGTCTGCGGGCATGTATTGATGGTCACGCCGTCGCCATACGTGCCAGCAACCCAAATGACAGTGACGTTACCCGGCATAAAGTTCTGGCACCACGGCCAATAGAGAAGCGACGTGGGGAAGACGCGCGCAGGCTCTGAGTTCACATCGACCGTGTAGGTCGTGGGGTCGAGAGTTTGCAATGTCCCGGTCTGGTCAAGGTAAGTGATGCTTGTGACTGACGCGCAGCCAGGGAGCGGTAAGCGGATGGCGAGTTCTTCCCAGTAGCGAGAGAAGAATGGAAATGCGCGGTGTGCTCCGACCGTGGAACTGAAATTGGGGTACGGAAAGTAATCCATGGTGAGTTGCATCGTCCGGTTGAAGATGGCGCGTTGCATCTTCTTTTCAACGTACTGGCGGGCACCTGTGATTAACGCGCTGATGAGATTGTCATCCGCAGTCATGCCCACATCGACCACGCATTGCTGCTTGGCGAGAGCGAGGGATACCGGCTCTGCAACAGGCTGCGTAAGTTGGCGGTAACTGAGGGGCATGGAGTTTTACCTGATAGCTTGTCGTACTTGTGGTGAGCCTCGACGGGGCTCCCTTTCGAGAGCCCCATCACCGGGTTTATGCGTGGACTTTGAGACCCTTGATGATGCCGGGACCACCAGGAGCGATGAACGCGCTGCCTGCACGAGCGAACGGGATGAAGCCAGTTGCGAAGCTGGCTGCATACAATTCCTTGAGGACGTTCACGGACAATCCGGGGTTGACGGTCTTGAGCAGGTAGCCCGCATTGAAGTCACCCAGGAGGATCGGGTATGCACCAGCTACGACGTTGGGTAGCGCCTGAACCAACTTCACGGGGCGACCGAGCAACGAGCCAAACGGATCAGCAGTTACGCTGTCCGAAGGCGTGAAGATCGGGTTGCCGAGCGTGTTGACCTGACCAAGCAGAGTGGCGCGAGTCGTCGAGTTCATCACGAATGTTGAGTTCGGGACGTAGGCAGGGTCGAGTGATCCGAAGAGGGCGGCGATGTCCACATAGCTGACAGTTCCAGCCACAGCGGAAGTCACAGGAGACGCAGCCGCAACGCCGGTCAGAATTGACGCGATGTTACCGGAAGGGCTACCGTTGACCATCATTGCCGACAAGCTACGGAAGTAACGCTTGCCGAGGATGTTCTTCACAAACTCGGTAATGTCGAATGCGCTGTCTTGCAGTTCAGCCCAGCCGACCAGGATCGGAGGGCAGGACAGAAGTGAGGTCGTGATGATAGCGCCGGTGAGCACTGGGTCTTCTGCGGCGTTGGCATCGGGTGTGCCTTCGACTTCCTCATACATGACTGCCGAGGTGTCGTTGGACATCGCGTACTTGGTCGGGCGACCGTCGTCAGATCGAATCTGGCGAACGATGGTGAGCAGATCGCCCCAAGCCTTCTCGGACTCAAGCAACTCGGGAAAGAATGCCTGAGGAATCAGGGTTCCACCCGTGGAGGCTTCGATGATGTCACGCTGTTCAACACCAGCGAAGCGCTCGCGGGTCTCAGCGTTCAAGCCCTGAATACCGCCGCGAATCACCTTATCGAAGGCGACCTTCTGACGAGCGTTGCGTGCCTCCACGGTGTCATCGGAGCGGGCTCCGGGGACGGCGCGGGGTGTGTTACGTGTGGAGCGGTTCTCAGTGTCAACCACGGAGACACGCTCGGTGCGGGTGATGTCCAATTCAAGGGCATCAACGTCGGCGAGCATCGCGTCTACAGAGGCGCGGTTCTCTGCCGTAACAGTGGCGGCAAGCATGATCGCCTGCGCGTCGGTGAGAAGCTTGGTGCGCTTCTCTCTCATCTCTTGGATGGTCATGGTGTTCCCTCTTGGTTCGAATTGGCGTTGCTATGCGGGACACCATGGGCGGCTTGCACATGACTCTTCGCTGTAGGCGGACGACTGCGAGTGAACGCGGCCATCAAGTGGCGGCATCCGGCCTACGTCGAACTAAACTGGGTTACGCTGCGTGCTTCGCGAGGGCGATGCGAATCCAACGCTTGTGGTTCTCGCTGGCGATGTGTACTGCCCGCGAATCCTTGCAGGCATCGGAGCAATTCTCATCGTCGCAATCATCGTTGCTGCACAGGCCGCAGCTACCGGCCTCACACTGCGCACACGGGCAAGAGCAGAACGGATCAGCGTCTGGATCATCACGCTTCTCAGTGACAGCGGTCAGCTTGCTGCGAACCTCCATCGGCATATCGCCGGGATAAGAACGCACGCCGGAGGTCGCATCCGGATATGCCGGGAAGCAAACTGGTGAGCAATCAAATACGTCTGCCTGCTTTATGGTGCGAATGTCCAGGCCACTAACTTCGTCATAACCCCAGGCAGCATCCCTACAGATGAATCCGAACGATGACTGGTTTACATCCTGACGCTGCATGGACACAATCAAGTCGCGGGCCGCTTGTGTGTCAGGCGGGTCAATCTCGTATGCAAGCCCAACCTTGTCAGAACTCACGCGCATGGTGCCTGACGCTGTGGAACCAAGGATGAGATTCGCATCGTGATTGAACAGTCCCTTGATGGTTGGCTTGGTTGCAAGGTGAACGTCGAACGCGCCGGGTGCGATGACTTCGACCCATCCGCCCAAGTCTTCCGAGCGCACGCCATACTTGGCGGCGTAGCCGAAGATGGTGCTCTTGTCGGTATCCTTAGCTACGCGGAACTCGCAAGGGATATTGCGCCTTTCAAGCTGCGTGCTGGTCTTGGTCGTTGTCGTCGGCATCGTCTGACTCCTCTGGTGCTGCCAGTTGTGCAACGGCTTTGGCCGCTGCGGTGTTACGCGATACAGATATGTGGATCGAACGCACTGCGCGGATGAACTCCTGATTCGCAAGCGAGATCATCTGGTCAGCCGGGATAACTTCCGGCCACTTCGCAGCCCTCTTTGCCATCGACTTGCAGGCGTCGTCTACAACGCCGCTCATAGCAGGGTCACCACCGGGCAGCGGAAGGCCACCACGGTTAGAACTGGCGTCTGCAATCGAGATAAGAACGGGTGAGAACAGAGCTTTAATAGCGGGCAAATCGCGTGTCTTGCGGGTAGAAAGACGCTTGAATGAGTCTCCAAAGATCGTGATATAGGCACGGGTAAACTGATCGACCATATTCTTCTCTGCGGCAGTCGGCGCAACGGGGTCGGCGTCAACAGGTTGGTCTTGAATCGACTCCGTATCCACCAGACGTTTGCTCGATTGGTAGTTGACCGGCACCAAATACTCATCCATGCCCGTGCTCGGATCGGCTGGGTTCTCACCCAGCTTGATACGGATTTGATTGCCCGTATACCATCCCCCAATGCGACCCGCGCTGTAACCATCCATGGTCGTTTTGAAGTCGCAGCGAAGAAGGGCGTCAACAGAGAACTGAACGAAGAACTTGTTAGCCTTGCGCCCCTGTACAGGGCACAGCTTGCGGACCAGTTCCTGTTCGAAGCGAGACAGCCACGGCTGAATGCAGAAAGTGACGAACTGCAATGCCATCTGTTCAGCGCCCGACCCCGGCATCTTGGTCTCAGAGCCGACCATGTGCGGCGGAACCCGGAAGATACCCATAGCAATATCGGCACGGGTGAATGCGCGGGACTGAATGAACTGTGAGTTCTCATTCGAGATACCAAGCTGGGTCCATTGCCACTCACTACCGAATAAGAAAGCGGTCTTCCCCTGATTGACTCCTCCTTGTTGTGCGTTCCAGGAATCTCGTATCTCGACCTGGGCCTTCGGGTCGAGCTTGTTCTTATTGGTCATGATTCCGCCCGGTTGGGAACCATTGCCAAAGTGACGAGCACCGGACTTCTCCATCGCCATCGCGAGACCGAGAGTCTGACGGCACATATCCACTGGGCTGATTCCAGACAGGCCGTCCAAGCTCATAAGCTTCAGGTGGATCATGTCCTCTTCGCGTATCTTGCGCGTCTGGTTCAACGGCATCCCGTCTGAGGTCTCGTAGTAAATCAAATGCGTCGATGGGTCACGCTTGGCTACCGTACGCATGGGGTGCAATGGCCAGAGTGCAACGATTTGCCCGGTATTGGCGTTTCTCTCCACCTCGCTAAAGCCGTTACCAGTTAGTGCGGCGGAACCTGTAAGAGTCTCTACCCAGGTGTATGCTGTCATCTCCGGGTTAGCTTCTACGCTGAGAAGGTAGTGCAGGTTCTGGTCGGTGGCTTCCTGATGACCGTTGGCTGTGCGCTCCATCAGCTTCAATGGCAGCGATGCGATGGACTCCGCAATGACTCTGACACTGCCATAGACAGTGGTGATCTTCATTGCGTTCGATTCGTTGACTATCTCCCCGGCTGCTGTCGATTCGCCTGAATGGAGCCACTGAAAGATGGCAGTGGGAGACAATGAGCCGGAACGGATAGCTCTCCCGATGCCCTTGAAGTAACTCGTTATCTTCGTAGCAAAGTTGGGCATCTCAACCTATAAAGAATGCGAAGCTGGGATCATTGGCGGTTGAATCGCAGGTAATCGCCTGCCGCATGGCCGTGACCAAGGCTACAGCCCCGTCTATCTTGTTCTGCGGCTTAGCCTTCGTCGGATAGACATCTTCATTCGGGCCTTGAGGCTTGCTGACCACGTTGCTCATGCACCAGGAAAGAACCGGGTCTCCCGTGTGATGAACTCGCCCCTCTTGAATGGCCGCGTCCAGTGCCTTCATGGGTAGGGACAGATACTCTACCTTCTGAGGCACTTCAATGACTGTCGCACCGGTCAGCATATATAGCTCTTGCATAACCTGATCCGCATATCTGCGGTCATAACAGACGCCGATGACGTTGTGTCCGTCGATGTCTGCTTGTAGGTCTGCTTTCAACTGCGCATAATCCAACGACGCGCCTTCACATGGATTCAGGAAGCCTTCTTCAGACCACTTTTGGTAGTGTTGGTTAGTTGGGTCCGCGATGCGATCCTCTGGCAGGTAATGCCGACTGAAGATGTAGTAATGAAGTTTGCCATCGATGCTGCGGACGTACACCTTGATGACTGCTGATAGATCGAGCACCGATGCGAGGTCAACGCCGATGTACAGCGGGTCGTAGAGGAAGTCGGCTTCGTTCAAAGTCGCATCGCAGCACTTCGACCAATCGACCATGTTAAAGAACGCCGAAACACTGGTCATCCAAACGCAAAGATGCTTTGTGGCGAACACACCCTTTTTAGTGGCGTTCTGGACTGCTTGCTGCTGATCGTGGAGCAGAGTCTGCAAGCTGACGGACACGCCCAAGTTCGGGTTAGCCATGTACAGCGCGGCTTCGGAAGTCCAATCGGTGTCCTTGTCGATTGTGTATATGACCGTGAACAATCGTTCATTGATGAGCGAACCTTCGAGAACATGTTGCGCTGTAACTTGTAAGTCGTAACACGGGCTGGCAGTAGAAAAGCCTGCGGTAGTTATGGTCAAAAGCATGGGACTTTCCCGCCCCACCATGCCCGTCTTCAATGTGTCGTAAAGATCGGCTGTGTCTGCCTCATGGAACTCATC